CGAGAAACGCCTCTGACGGTAAACGTGATGTGCGGGTGCTCGAACGGTCCGAAGTGACCGGGACTCTCCATCAGCTTGCGTATCAGTCGGGCTATCTTTGGCAACATCGCCTCATCATAGTCCACGACCTTGTACGAGCCGACAACCTCGTGAGCAAGTTCCCGGTCGATTTTCTCAGGGGTAATATCCTCCATCGCCGTCTCGAAGGAGGTTGTGCCTATCCAGTTGCTCATATAGTCGTTCCGCGCCGTCTCACAGACCAACTGCTCCGGCCTTTCGGTTGCCCTGAGTACCTGTAGCTCCATGTGGCGTCAGCAGTATTGTTTGTTCCAGGGCCGCTTTAACGTTCACCCTCTCTGGTCACATCCCTACTCTCGTGTTTTTGGCTTAGACCAAATGGTTATAGAAGGGTAAAGCATATATTAGGGTATATGTCAGAATCGTCAAGCCCCGACAAGGCCTCGGAGCATTCTTCAAACCCTAAATTCACACGGGACACGAGGGTGCAGATTGCCCTCGCTAAGTTCCACGGTGTTAACGACGAGCCGTGGGAAATAGACCGAATATCGGACTACCTCAACGTCAAGCCGAAGACGGTCGAGTCCTACATCTACGACTCGGACATTTCTGAGAAGGTCGAAGAGCAGCTTGCAGAGGCACAGGCGCGTGTTCGTATGCGAATCGCTATGAGCTACCTGGACCGTCTCGACAGACTGGAGAGTCTGATAGACGAGCGGATGGACGTGAAGAAGGTGAAGGTGACCTCACACAAGAACGTCAAGGTCCAGGGTGATGTGGTGATGAACCGCGACGGGATGAGCGTCGGTGGTGATGATACCCGTACCATCGAGTTCAACGTCCCCGTCCCCGATGTGTTCAAAGAGGTCACAGACTACTCGAAGGACCTGGAGTCGCTGATTAAGGAGTGGCGGCTCACCGCACAACAGGTCGAGGACTTACTCGGCCTCGAAGCACCCGACGAGCACCGGTCTGAGCACACCGAGGTCCGTGTTGAAGGTCGCGTGTTCCGCGGAATCGACACCGGCGGCTTTCCGGATGCCGATGCGGAGCTTGAGAACACCAACGTTACCATAGACGACACGTAGAGATGTCGAGCAAGGACGTATCCGAACAGCACGTATTCGAGCCTCTCCCACAGCAGAAGTCATTCATCGAGTCCACCGAGGACCAGGTCCTTCTGAGTGGGTCCTTCGGCGCGGGTAAGTCTCGCGTCGGCTGTGAGAAAGGGTATCTGCTGAACCAACACTACCCTGGGAACCGTGGGCTAATCGTGCGAAAGCACTTCTCCGATGTGAAGGCGTCGACCATCGAACAGACGTTTCTCAAAGAGGTCGTTCCAAAGTCCCAGATAGTCAGCCACAACAAGAGTGAACACAAGGTTGAGCATCTGACCGACTCGGTCGGCCCTGACGGCGAGCCTGTCAAGTCCGAAGTGCATTATCACGGACTGGACTCGGGTGCGTCAACAAGTGACGATGACCTTCCCCGAAAGATTGGGTCGACCTCGTGGGGCTGGATTTTCGTTGATGAGGCCACGGAGGTGTCGCGCGGGGAGTGGAATCAGCTTCAGGGTCGTCTCCGCTATGATGGAACGATGGTTGACGGTCAATACTTCCCGGTCCCGATGCGACAGATATTCGGAGCGACCAATCCAGCGAGCCCACAGCACTTCCTCCACGAGATTTTCATCGACGAAGCGCGTGGTGACCATTACTCGATGTCGGTCAAGGACAACCCGCACGTCCCTCAAGACTACAAGGACCGACTCGAACGCGAACTATCCGGGATGTACTATGAGCGGTATGTACTCGGTAGGTGGGTCGGCGCAGAAGGGATGATATACGACGAGTTCGACCTGGAGACACACCATCTCGGTCCTAAAGAGCTACCGGGCAACTGTACGGATGAGGATTGTGAGGTCGAAGACTGCAACGGGTGGCACATCAAACGCGAGACCTCGTTCGATGATGGTGAAGCCTTCTGGGCGCATCCGCCACCGAACTATCGCGTATTTCGGAGTGTCGACTATGGCTATCGTAACCCGATGGTCGTCCAGTGGTGGGCTCAGTCGCCTGACGATGAACTCGTCATGTTCCGCGAGTTCTACAAGAGTGAGGAACTGGTGGCCGACGTAGCAGAGAGGATTAAAGACTATACGGACGACGAGTGGACATTAGAACGAACTGTGAGCGACCACGACGCCGAGAACTCCGCACAACTCCACCGTGCTGGGGTGCAGACGCAGAACGCAAAGAAGTCCGTTCAGCGTGGCATCCAGGCCGTCAAAACACGGCTCAGTACAGACGACCGTGGTCGACCGGGAATGTACATTATGAGAGGTGCACGCGTGCATCCGCCAGATACGCGGCTCAGCATGGACGACAATCCAACCAGGACGGTCGAAGAGTTCCCGAGCTACGTCTGGAAGGACAGAAGCCAGAAGGAAAAACCACGGAAAGAGAACGACCACGGCCTCGACGCTCTCCGGTATCTCATCGCTACTATCGATGAGGGTAACCACATAACACTTGACGAGATGGAGCGGTGGTCCGAACTCGTCAACTCGGGGTTCTAACCGATGGCGATAACCGACCCCATCCGAAACTTTGGCAGCCGACTATCGAAGGGGTTCGAGAACCGGGTGGTGTCGGTCATGCGGAAGTACGGGTTCGCCTCGACCGGCGGTGTCGGCATCGGTCAGCAGGACCCAGAACCGCCATACGAGCGAGCGATACCGTATCAGTACGTCTACCGGCTACGCCGTAACCAGGCTATCGTCAACAACTCCATCGAAGAGAAGGTGACACAGACGTTCAGGCGGGGGTTTACCGAGTGGGAGAAGTCCTACTTCGCCAAATGCCGGAACTGCTCTAAGGAGTTTGAGACGCTCGAACCATTCCGCGACCAGATGGGCGATGAGGGTGATGAAATCGAAGATGATGAGTTCGACTTCTCGAAGGAGCGTCCGTGTCCCAACTGTGATGAACTGGCCGACTTTCGGGTGCCAGACCCCATACAAAGAGACGAGCTCGAACGATTCTGGCAGAATGCGAACGAGCAGGGTGAAGACGATTCGTTCCTGGACGGTGAGCATCAGAACTCTATCGGGCAGACCGTCGAGGAGGTGTTCCGCGAGATTGCACTGGATATACAGTCGTTCGATGATGGCTGGCTCATATTCCAGCGCTCCTACTACACGGACTCAAACGGTGCTATCCAGGATTGGGAGTTGGACCAGATACACCGAGGCGCACCCGAGGTCATGCGCTATTCGTTCAACGAGGAGGAGCAACAGCTCGGACATGAGCGGTGGATATGTATCGAGTGTCGGGCGACCAACGACCATTACGAGCCACAGAAAGAGGCCGGAAGCTGCAAAGACTGTGGCAACAAGACGTACATGGCCTACGCCAAGCGACTGGAGCAGAACCAGGGAGAGCCGCTGGAGTATTATATCAGGGGTGAGTTCTCACACGGCTCGGAGTACCACCCGTCCAAGTTCTACGGCTATTCACCTATCATCTCGATATACGAGCAGGCTCGCACGCTCGAACAGATGAACAACTGGTACAAGAGTGCCTACGAGTACCGTCGAGCGCCGCGTGGAGCACTGGTCATCCGTTCTTCTAACGCCGAGTCAGTCCGTGCATGGAATCAGAACCAGATGGAACGACTCCGAGAGGACCCAGACCACATCCCGACGTTCATGGACGACACGGAGGGACAGGGTGACCCGCTGACCTGGCAGCCTCTGCTTGAGGACCCTGCGGCGATGCAGAACATGAAGATGCGTAACTGGTTCCTCGACCGCATCTCAGCCAAATACGGCGTCACCTCGGTGTTCCAGTCAGCCTCACCATCGCCGTCTGGTCTCTCACAGAGTATGGAGATAGTGGTGTCCAATCGCTCGGCACAGAAGCTCAAGCAGGTGTTCGAGGACATCTTCATCCCTGCACTCCTGACTCAGCTACAGTCGGACGGTTGGGAGAAGCACATCAAACGCATCGAGGAGGAGGATGAGGCGGCTGAGGCACAGCGGACCGGAACGGAACTCCGGAACGCGCAACTGGCGACCCAACTCAACATGGACGCTGAGTGGACGCCCGATGATACCCTTGATGTCAAGTCGGGTATTGTCGAGGGCGAAGAAGACCCCGAACAAGGTATGATGCCAGGTATGGGCGGAATGGGCGGGATGGGTGGAGAAGGTGAGGAAGGAGATGAGATGGGTGGACTGTTCGGCTCAGACAGCGATAATGCTGCGGGAGAGACTTCTACCGCCGGCGGTCGTCCATACGAGCCCAATCAGATGGCCGGGGCACCACGCACGCAACAGGACCCCGACGTTGACAATCCTGTTAAGGCTGACAACGCGCTCACGACACAGTCCGAAGGCGCGAGCAACGCCACCTACGGCGGTGGTGTCGAGCCCGTCATCAACCTGTTCGACCACCTGCAGGGCCAGCTTGACGAGGACGCTACGCCGTACCTGGACGACAGCGACATCAAGTCACAGGCCGCGTCCCTCTACGAGCAGAACTACGGCGTTCTGGGTCTCTCCGCAGATACTATAAGGGAATATGCGGATGATTCAAGTAAGGAGTTCCAGGACCTCCGCGACGACAACTATGGCCGCTGGACCCGGCATCCTGTCGCCGAGAAAGTTGCCCTAAAGCTCTACCAGATGCACCAATGAAAGACATAGCAAAGGACGCGGCACGGGCGCTGTTTGAAGAGGTAGACACCAAGTCCGAGGATGAGGGCATCGGCGTAGGTGTCGGTAATACAAAACAGGTAACCACGGATATGACCGACGGGGTCACGGACCGCGAGCCAGTCAGTGACAACATCGAAATCGGGCATCTGGAAATCAACGAATA